AACGGTCTGGCCTACCGGAAACGCGTGCACTCATACCTGAATTAAAACCCTTAGTGAAATCTGCTTTGAAAAGAATAAGCTGTGACATAGGCACGCGCGAAAGCCGAGGGAACAACTCCAAGAAATGTTGAGAAATAGTTGGGTACTTACTCCTCGTTAAAACCCTCTCTGCTATCATATAATTACTGAAAGCAACGCGCTTAGCTTTGTAATCAGCTTTCAAAGCGGCCAAAATGCGTAAATTCTCTTCTTTAATAGCAAACTTAGACTTACCTGGCTTATCGCCGGCTTGTTGTTCAAGCAAAAGTCTACGACCTTCTTTATCATCAAAATCCTCGTCATCGCTGCCATCGGATTCATAATAATACTCATACTCATAATAATCTACAGCATCAAACTCATCTTCTACCTTGTCGCGCAAAAGCTGCTCAAGCTCATCATAACTGTACTCATTATTCAACTCACTAGTTGCGTCAAACGTTGAACGCTTGACAGTAGCCAAAATTCTTAAATCTTGACTCATTATACTCTCTCTTTTATGTTTAGTTAGACATTCTCTCTAACCGGGAGGATCCTAGCGTTCTATAACTATACATTATGAACACTGAAAGTTACAAATTTATAATAATCTGTAGATACAAAGATAAAAGCATAATAAGATTCGGCAGTTGCTAAGCTGACGAAAATAAAACAACCGGATGGTTTAAAGTAAAGATGAGATATGAAGGCTCGTGGCAGAATTAATTGTAATAGTTGGAGCCCTCAAAGAAGATAGGTGGTAGGGAGACTGAATAAACATAACCAGCTACAAAGTTAGTCTGTGCTCCACCTACAGCGAAACGAAGGTTAATCGTGATGTTAGTTACATTAGTAGCTGTATCATACGTGGTGTCAATTACAGCCCAGGCTGAAACATAATTAAGGACAGTAGGAGCTGCAGCTGTAGTGTAATACATAACTACAGGTAAACCGTAATCCTTATCAATGGTAAAAACACCTGGTAAAGACAATTGAAATTGCATAAAAGAAGCAGAGCCAGGGGTACTAAAATTATAGTAACCACCTGCACCTCCCGCCCCACCAGCCGTCAGTGTGAAATACAATGTACGAACATTGCTGTTCTTGACATATTTAAAATACACTGTATCAACAAGTGCGGTAGAGGTGTTGCGGTAAAAACCAGCCAATATATTGGCAGTAGTAGTTAAAGGTGTGCTAGCGAAAAAGGCAGGAAAATAACCAGTAAAATACTTAGGAAAGTAACTGGAAAAGTAACCTGTATAACCACCCATGAGATCAATAAACATCTGTCTCACGATGGTAGGAGTGATGGCAACCTCAATAACGACCGCCACTAGGGCGGATGCTGTTATACTTATACATAGGAGCTTGGGAAGCTTGAGCTATGATACGTTGTGCTACAGCTGGAGAGGACTTAGCTTGCATAGTAGCAGGGACAAACAATGCTGAAGAAGACGTGGAAATAGTAGGCACCCCTTCCACGTGAATTATAAACTCAACATCTAAGACTGGTAG